ATGCCCAATTAAATCAAGATTATCCGACATACAAGGTAGATAAGAAAGAGTTATTAAAAACAACATCTAAGTCTGAATATGAAAGAGAAAAGTTAGAAGCTCAACAATCATTTTATTTATCTAATCAATGGACTAAGATTGAAAATAATTTATATACTCAAGCAGTTTATTATGAACCGACTAGATTAGCTTCGTTTTATGATTATGAGTCTATGGAGTATACACCTGAAATATCAGCGGCTTTAGATATATACGGTGAAGAATCAACTACTGCGGACCAAAATGGTTATGTCTTACAAATTTATTCTGAATCTAAAAGAATTAAAAGTATCTTATCCGATTTGTTTAACAATGTATTAGATATTCCAACTAATTTACCTATGTGGACAAGAAATACTTGTAAGTACGGTGATAATTTTGTATATCTTAAGTTAGATTCCGATAAAGGTGTTGTTGGATGTAATCAGTTACCTAATATTGAGATTGAACGTTTAGAGGGAACTATGACTAGTGCAAACTCTAACGTAAAGGCGGATGAAAAGAGTGAAAATAAAAATTTAAGATTTAAATGGAAATCCAAAGACATGGAATTTAAGTCTTGGGAGGTTGCCCATTTTAGATTATTGGGTGATGACAGAAAATTACCTTACGGTACTTCTATGTTAGAAAAAGCTAGACGTATTTGGAAACAACTTTTACTTTCTGAAGATGCCATGTTAATCTATAGAACTTCAAGAGCACCTGAACGAAGAGTTTTTAAAGTTTTTGTCGGTAATATGGATGATAAGGATGTTGAACCATATGTACAACGTGTCGCCAACAAATTTAAGAGAGACCAAGTTACTGACCCTAAAAATGGTAATGTTGATTTAAGGTTTAATCAAATGGCAGTTGACCAAGATTACTTTATACCTGTTAGAGACCCTAGTGCTCCTAACCCAATTGACACACTACCCGGGGCAACTAATTTGGCTGAAATTGCGGATATAGAATACATACAAAAAAAGTTACTAACCGCATTGAGAGTCCCTAAAGCCTTTTTAGGTTTTGAGGAGGTAGTTGGTGAAGGTAAAAATCTTTCATTACAAGATATTAGATTTGCGAGAACTATTAATAGAATACAAAACTCTATGATTGCTGAGTTAAACAAAATTGCAATTGTACATTTATTCTTATTAGGTTTTGAAGATGAATTATCTAACTTCACATTGGGGTTAACAAATCCATCAACACAAGCCGATTTACTTAAAATCGATGTTTGGAAAGAAAAGGTATTATTATATAAAGATGCGGTCATGCCGGTTGAAGGGATAGCTCCTGTTTCAGTTTCTTGGGCTAAGAAAAATATTTTAGGTTTCTCAGACGAAGAAATTAAATTAGATTTACAACAACAACGTGTTGAAAAAGCTGTGGGGGCTGAATTAATGAATACACCAACTGTTATTACACATAGTGGAGTATTTGATAATATCGATAAATTGTACGGTACTAAAACCGGAGACACTACTAATGCTGAGGTCGAACCTCCTTCATCACCGGATGGTGGCACGGTGGGAGATGACTTAGGTGGTGGTGACTTAGGTGGTGACTTAGGTGGTGGTGAAATACCAATGGAATCAACTAATAGAGATAATTTAAAAATTTTATTAGAAAATGACGACATAACTAGCTCAAGTTCATTTATAGATTTATCTAAAGGTAACGATTCTTTAGGGGAAATTGAAAAAGAATTGGGAAAACTAATGAAATCGTAATATTTATATAAAACAAAAAACAATAAATTATGAAATTTGGTATATTAAAATCTAAAATAGAAGACACTTTAATGGAGTCATATAGAACTAAAACAGTTAAAAAAGAAATAAAAAACTTTAAAAAATATGTTTTAGAAAATAAGAATATAAATAAATTGTTTTACCTTTACGATGGTCTTACAAAAAGCCAAGGTCTTTCTAAAGACGTTGCCGATTCTTATATTAATGAATGTATTACCATATACGAAAATACGGTTAACAAAATCGACAAAAAAAGTCTAACCGGATTAAATCAGTGGGTCTCAAATACTAACTCTAAAAATATTTACGAAGATGTTGATACATTATTTTCTAGTGGGGTTTTAAATATTACTTCAAAAATAGAATGTAAACAAACTATTTCCGAAAATTTACAGAAGGAAGTTGTTGCCGAATCAACCTTCAATAGTAACTTACCTTTTAAAACTATGGTTAATATAGTTAATAATACGGCTAAAAAACACATTGAATCATTAAACGAAAGTGATAAAAAAGAATTAATGTCAATTTTAAATGAAGATGAAAAGGTGTTAAAAGAAAAGTTTGAAACTTTAAAATCAGAAGCTATTGGAAAATTAAATTTGGTTATCAGTGAAGAAACTAATGAAGATGTTAAAAATAAAGTTAAGGAAACGATGACTAAATTATCTTCAGATTCATTTACAAAGTTAGGTTATTATAAATTAACCAAGTTAAATGAAAACCTATAACAATGGACGACGTCGGTATCTCCAGGCAATTAATGATTTTTTTAAATAGGTTAGTTAAACGTAAGTATCCTGTTAACCAAATTATTGTGTCAGGTAGAGATATTGGTAATGGTAATTTCGACTATAGTGTATTTGTTCACCCTACTTGGGAAGGTCACAGTAAACTTCAACACGATGAGAACTTTGAGGGAGAATTATTTAAATATATAAAGAAACTTACTGAAAACGGTATTATGATATTTAAAGAATTTCCGGGTCCGGGTCACTACTTTAATAAGGTAGATTGGTTTTGGGATTAGTTATTGTCAGACTTAAATTTTTTCTCTACGTATTTAGCTTTATCTAATTCTTTTCGTCTAACTTGAGATTTCTTAATAAATTCCTTACGTTTATATAATTCTTTATTTTGCCTAGTTTTGATTAATTTGCTCTTATATTGTTTGAGCGCCTTCTCAATCCCTTTCTTTCTATCTACTTTTATTATTAACATATAAACTTACCAATCATATTATTTTTATATTTTGACTATAACCATAAATATACTTATCATTATTAAAAATAAACAAAAACATATTTTAAATGAATGAAAAAAGGAAAAACGTCAAAAATAAACGGTTACAATCGTGCTAAAGTACTATATGGTACAGTGGATTCAATAGATTTAAAATCTTTATATTTGAGTCTACACACTTGGGTTAACCCAAAAGAAAATAATGATAATTGGGAACGTATTGTTCTTAATATGAGTAGAAGGATAAAACATTTGGTTTTAGATACTGTAAATGAAAAAGTTTTTAAAACTAACTTTATTGTTGACTTCGATTTAAGACATAGTGGACTAATAAAAGGTAAAAAATCATTTCTAAGTTTAGAAATAACACTGTTTTTAAATGATGACAGTTTAGATTTTAAAAGTAGAAAAATAAAAGAAAGTCTAAAAGAAATAGTTAATAATATATTTATATATGAATTCAACGATAATAAATATTTTGAATTCAACATAACAAAATTATCTAATAATGAAAAACTTTTAACAGAAACGCATATTAGTTAATATTTATTAAGTAAAACTAACATAATGAGTTTAAGAATTTTAAAAGAAAATGAAGTAGGTACGGGTATATTAATTGAGATGGACGCCGGTCACATATCACCTAACGAAGAAAGAAACAGTTTAATGTTGGAAGAATCGACACAGATGTTGGACCACACCAAACCTTTTGAGTTTTACGCCGTATTACAAAAATATAATACACCAAATAGAAATGGTAGAACGTACCCTGAGAAAATACTAAAGAGGGAAGCTGAAAGTTATAAGAAAATGATAGAAAAGGGAATTGCTCTTTCAGAGTTAAATCACCCCGAATCATCTTTAATTGATTTAGATAGAGTTTCACATTCAATCAGTGAAGTATGGTGGGAAGATAACGTTTTAATGGGTAAAATAAAATTATTAACATCTCCGGGGTTTCATGAAAGAGGTATCGTATCGACTAAAGGAGATATGGCTGCTAACTATCTTAGACAGGGTGTTACATTAGGTATATCATCAAGAGGAGTTGGGTCACTTAAAAAAGTGGGTGAACAAAACGAAGTCCAAGACGATTTTGAATTAATCTGTTTTGATTTAGTATCTTCACCGTCTACACCGGGGGCATATCTTTTCTTAAATCCTGAAGATAAAGATAAGTACGATGAAAACTTAGAAGAAGAGAATAAAATTAAAGTTGAACGTGAACTTGGTGAAACAGGTAATAAATCGCTTGACTTAATGAAAAAATTAGACGATTATTTAGGTAAATAAAAATTAAGTAATTAAAATTAAAAAAATGGAAGAAAAGTATTTTGTTGCAAAAGTAACGTTAGATTCAGTTGACACTGAAACAGGAAAAGTAAAAAAATTAAGAGAAGAGAAATTAGTACATGGATATACACCTACAGATGTTGAGGCGAAAGTTACCAAAGTATTTGAGGCTTATAGTATGGAATGGAGAATTACTGCGATTGTTGAAAGTAAAATTGATGAGGTAATCGAGTAAATTTTATTCGATAAAAAAATAAAAAGTGTGGTTTTTTATGAATCACACTTTTTTTATGCGGTTACGCCATATTTATGTTGTATAAAGGTTTATGATTATTAAAAACACGTTAAACGGTTTTTTTTAACAAAACTGTATATTTATAATAAAATAAAAACAACAAATGGCAAAAGAAAAATCATTAGTAGAAGACGCTATCACTCAAATCAAGGGATTAGAGGACGTATTAGCCGAAAATGCAAAAGGAATACTTCGTTCAACTATGAAGGAAGAAATCAGCGATTTAGTAAAAGAATCTCTATCCGAAGAGGATGATGAGATTGAAATGGAGTTTGACACTGAAGAATTAGAGGACGAAGGTTCTGAAGATTCTGAGGGAGATGACGATAACGAAGAATTCGAAAAAGAATTATCTTTAGACATTGACGACCTAGGTTTAGGTATTGATATGGATATGGATGATGAAGATGAGGAGACTATCGACTTAACCGATATTGACGACGAAGATGAAATTCTACGTGTTTTTGGTTTGATGGGACCTGAAGACAATATTGTGGTAACACAAGATGACGCAGGTAATATTAATTTAAAGGACGAAGAAAAAGAATATATGATTGTTGGTGAAGGTGAAGAAGAAATTGAAATTGAATTGGAAGAAGATTTAGATTTTGACGAGGATATCGAAGAAGTATCAGAAGGTGACAAAGAAGTTCACGAAGAAGATATGGATGATGATGAATCGTTTGATGAAGAATCTATTGAACAGATAGTTTCAAGAGTTTTTGAATCATCATACGGCGAAGATAACGAATCTGAAGACATTGATGAAGTTTATGAAGAAATGGATGACATTGATGAAGAAGATGAAATTATGTATGAAATCGAATTCGACGAAGAAGAAGAAGATGAGTTTATTGAAGTTGACTTGGAAGAAACATTAGAAGAGTCTAAACCATCATTTAAGTATGATTCTAAACCTAACAGTAAAGGATTTAATACTAAAATGAAAAAGGTTAACCCAAAAAAGGGAACAGGTAAACCAAAATTCGAATTCAAAGAAGGTCAAGGATATGACGACCACGAAGATGAACGTTTAGGTATGGAAGACGGAAAGATTTCAAAGAAAGATTTCAAAGGTTCTAAAAAACGTAAATCTAAGAGTCGTAGAGATGACGCACATTTCGAAACTGAATCAGTTGGTAAAGAAGAAACAAAAGAGGCGTCAAGA